ACGAAACTTATCATATGATGCTCTTATTTTTCCATTATACTTATGATAATCATATCCATCGGTAGTAAAATGCTTCTTCATAGCAAGATATTTTACATACCAACTAAATGATTCCTCATTCGCAAAACCCAGTGATGTCCTGATCATCTGCTTCTACCATTTTCATTTTAATTGCATCTGCTCTAACTTTTTCTTTTAGAATAGTAGATTTTTTAACAATATCTGCAACTGTTTCAATTTCTAAATCATGTATACGAGCATATTCACACAAGGCATCAACATAATTAACGCCTTTTGCTAACATTTCTGAGATTTCGTGATGTACGCGCTCTGGCGTTCTTGGGGTAACTATCATACAAATTACCCGTTTAATGTTTTGATGCCACTAAGCCAATTTTCTGCAGCAGATTCGGCCCAATGGATTGATTTACCCTCATAAATTTCTTCTTGAATAAATTCTTCATTAATAAAGAATCGGCATCCAGATCCATTTTCTGTTGGAAAATATTCAGCTTTAAGATGTTGACCACCTTTTTCGGCAATAAGATATTGTCCGCTCATTTATACTGCTCCTTAATGTTTGATATATTTGATGTCGCTTTTGTCGACCCGCAAGTTTTACAATATACGATATTAACATTAAACCTATGAGTTCCAAACATTACTATCGTATTGCCACTTGTTATATTAACTTTATCACAACATCCTGAAATTGTCAACTCTTTTTCACTCATACTGCAAAACTTTCACCACAACCACAAGATGCAGTAGCATTTGGATTAATAACTTTCAAATAAGATCCTCCCAGTTCTTCCACATAATCAACAGTACATCCAAAAACAAACATTTCTGCCATTGGATCTAACCAAAGGTTTTCAATAGTTGGATCTTTATCAGTTACTCCCCACTCATATTGAAAACCAGAACATCCCCCACCTTTAACACTTAATGAAACATTTGGCTTACCTACTTTTTTAAGATATTCTTTTGCGCTATTTGTAATATTTAAAATCATTTTTCATTACTTTCTTCCTTGGTTTTATATTGCCATTCATCAGTATGTCCTACAGACCATTTTTGAGCAGTTTCAACTTTGTAGTTTTGAGTACATACTTTAAAATCTGGTTTAAGTAAAGAATCAGGAGTTAAGGAGCTATCACGCCATATGACTCGATTGTTTGGTTGGGCAGCGAATTGCCCATTGTCGAGTTTAATGATGTTGAAGGATTTGTGCTCAGGATCGTGCTCACTGAAATTGGTATCAAGGGTGGAAGATTGAGAATGACAATTGTCGATTGTGAAGAGATATTCACCGTCGTGCATGACTCGATCTTTTCCAAAATAACTGCATCTGGACAAAAGTGGCTTTTGAATAATTGTAATGTCGTAGTCGAAGCAATCCCAGAGTTGGAGATTATCAAGAGGAAGATTCCCATGATCAAGCTTCCAGACAAAAGCACTGAGAGGAAGCTTATCATAAAGCGCGCCGTAATCTGTAAGTAATGTTTCAAAGTAAAGAGCCTTTCCTTGAACAGATTTGACACTAATCCAGATACCTGGAGTATATTCACCGTGTCCTTTTTCTAGATCATAAAGATATTCTTTACGTACGTAAACATGTACTGGTGGCAGATTATGAACTAAAAACGCCATTAGATTTCCTCAAATAGAACGTTATCTACATATTTGTTTTTATCTTCTTTTGATATACCCATTGCTTCAATAGAACGATGTAAATGAATATTCATTTTTTGGTTTTTACAATACTTATTTAAAATAGGTTTTGTATCGCGATTAGAATAAAAAGCATTTTCTTCTAAATTATCTAGATAATGATCTAATAAATCAGATGTTACTTCAATGAATTGTTCTAATTCTTCTTCAGTATTAATATTACCGACTGCAATCATATTTTCTGAAAAGATTTCTTTTGCCCAAGTTGGAAGCTCTCGTTGTTTATTCCAAGATAAATTTTCAACTTTTCTTTCCATATAATCATGGTATGGATGAGGATGCCCATGTAATGGAGAATAATCCATAAATGAACCAGTGATTTTCTTTGGCCCTGCTACAATATCAAATCCAAGAATTGGAAGTTCATAACCAACCTCTGGAAAAATATTAACATGCATTAACCAGAGACCTTTTCCATCTTCTGGTACAATAGTTTTTAAATGTGCTTTATAAATTTGATCTGAATGCCAAAATGTATCAGTCCAGCCTGGAAAATGCATATCTTCAGTATATGCTTCATTATCCCATCTTTCAAAATACTCATCAAATTGATTGCGAATATACGAGGCGTATTTGTTTAATCTATCCCACAGTGGAGTCATAATGGACATCCGCCTTTAGCTTTTAAATCTTTATAACCACCCACAAACTTATGAACGGCTGTGGCTTGATCTTTTCTTCTATACTCTTCCATAGAAACAATATGTGTTTTAATTTCAACATCATATTCAGTCATTGGAACTAAATAACACATTGGCATTCCAGCTGGAAAGAAGAATGATTTACCTCTTCTCATAAATGTGTTAATATTCACCGATTTTTGATATTTATAGTTAATAATTCCAGGAGGAATAATCATATCATTAGCGATTTTATTGTGTGAATAAAGTGCTTGAGTTTGAAAGAAATTAACACCAGTTTTTTCTTCTAAGAGCCAAGGTGCATTTATTTTGATATGAATGTTTGGAGAAAATGCATCATCCATTAGCATACCTGGAAATTCCTGGAGATTATAATCATAAATAGCCGAAGGATATTTGTAATTCCAGCGGCCATCTGGTGTGACAACGACACTTAAATCTGCCCACATAGGCAAAATAAAAGTATCTTTCATTAAGTCAACAAGACCATCACATCTCTTAAAGGTTGGCATTTTATTAAATAAGCCACCTTCGTTTGTTTCAATAGTCGTCTTTAATTTTTTAAGCCAATCTGGCATTAGTTTTGAAGTAGGTACGATTGGATTCATAGCAATTACATCACTATGAGTAAAAGCATCAACCGTTACTTTCTTCCTTTTCTTCCAAATTAGCATCTTTTTTCCTTAATGACCATGATCCATCACCACGGTCTTCCCATATTAAACTGTCTCCAACAGCCCAACCCATTTTATTACATAGTTCTTCTGTAAGATCCAAAAGAAGATCCCCGCTTTGGGGATCTTCAACAATATTAAGTGTTCCTATCATTATTTTTTATCTGCTTTGCGCGCACGACGGGAACGAGCCCATTCATTCATAATTTTTGTTTCTCTAACTGATTTAACTTCTTTGCGACGTTGTCGCGCAGATTCACTACGTAACATCCTATTTGCTTTTTTATAGTCTTTGAATTCAATATCTTCATACGTTACGTGCTCTTGCATAGCAGTCCTCCTTTTGGGATTATTGTTATTAATTTAATAATATACCAAAGCTATGTGTGTGTCAACTTGTTTCTTCAATTTCTTGTGAAAGTTCTTCAAATAATTCTGAAGCAAATTCAAAACATAGCTTTGCTTCTTCGGCCATGTCGTCATTTAGAAGTTTTCTAAATTCTTCAATAAGAACCTTTGTATCACCACTAAATTCGTACATCAAACCCGAACCCGGAATTCGTTTTTTAATCATTTGTCCACCATGTAATTCACCAAAATGTCGAACATACATGTGTGCTAGTAATGATTCATTTTTATCTTGCTCAGCTAAGCTAATAATATGACTCATATATTTGTTTACAGATGGAGGAAATTTACCATCTGGCTCTAGACCAAATAATTGCTCGAGTTCTCTAATATCATTAAAGATACGAGGCGCTCTTTTAATTGGATTTAAATGTGGGGGAATAATAACATGTTCTTCCAATACAGAATAATTCATATATTGGCAGCATAAAAATTTATGATAAAGTTTAGGATCAATTTTTCCTGAAAGAAGGTGTTTAGCAAACGCTTTGCGTTCGGCTGACTGGTGATGTGCCCAAGTCAGTTCTTTTAATGTATTAGTCATTACGACCTCCAAATAGATTCATATTATACGGTTATTTATACGAACAGAGGGGCGATTTCCCGCCCCTCGATGCCATTTTTTTATTTTAGCATTTATCTTACTTTAATTAAAAAGCAAATGATAAACTTACACTTGGTGCAAATTCTTCAGAATCGATGTTATAGTTAACACCACCTTCTAGATTTGCTGCACCAATATTGTAAGAATATGAACCACCCACGTTTTGTAAAGTGTCATTTTGGTCACCATTTAGATAACCAGTAATACCCATAACAGTGGCGTCTGCTTCAAAAGCAAATACTTCTGCTTCAGAACCATATGTTACTGTACCACCAAGAGCTACATTAGAAATTAATCCTTCTGTTGTAGCGCGGCCACCAACAGCCCATTCTTCTGAGTTTACATTGTAATCACCAGAAGCAGTAATATTAGCAATAGTTGTACCTATAGTATAAGCACCTTGAATATTGCTAACGTCTGTAATATCTGCTGTCCAATCAGTAAAACCAACTGCCACTGCTGCGTCGCCGACGGTTACTTTTACTGACTCTGTCATTGCTGGTGCTAATAGAGTTGCTCCATCTTCACCTTCGACAAAAACACTATTATCATTGCCAAACGCAAGTCCAACGCCGCTTACTGCGGTACCAACTGTCCATGTGTCTAGATTTAGATCGCCACCATCTGTTGCTG